CGTTCCATTTGCTAAACTAATAGCAAGCGCAGAAGCTTTATTACATATAATATAACTAGAAGTAGTACTTGCCGCGCCGTTATCAGTTTGTGTTACTGATGCTAGAGATACTTTATTTAAATTAACTGTTCCGGTTCCTTTAGGAGTTAAAGTTAGCCCGATATTTGCACTACCTCCTGTAGCGCTAATGGTAGGATTATTTGTCGATGAGGCATTTGCAAATGTAAATTCATTAATTGCCGATGTCGTAGTAATGAATTTAATAATTTCATTACCGTTTGCGTCATCTATTTCAGGAGAACTAAGAGATTTATTTGTCAAGGTTTGAGTAGCACTTGTAGTAACTAAATCACCTGAAGCGTCAGGAACCGTGATAGTTCTATTTCCGGTAGGATCTGTAAAGTCAAACGATGTAGTATTACCAGTTCCCGTAAATACAATTTCTCCATTTACTAAAGCAAGTGAAGCGGATAAATTATCACCGTTGCCGCCAAGTTTAGTATATAATTCGGAAAAGTTAGCATTAATTTTAGTTGCTGCACCACGAAGCGAATCGCCAGTTCCATCGTTAGCTGTTGTGCCTGTTGCTATGTTTTGTCTAGTCATATCTTATCCAATTAATTGTTATTACTATTTATACGATTATTACGCACTATCTTTATGATAAGAGCGAATATATCTTACCGCATCCATAGTTTCGAAAGATTGATCAGTTAATATGATCTCATTTGTATTATTTACATCTTGATCCATTGTAGGGGAATTAAAGTCAGACATAGTATTTATTGACTTATATGTAGTGTCTAAATATGAAATCGGAATGGTCAAGAATTTATAAAGGCCGTCAATATCAGATATGAATCGGAAATCACCTGAATCTGTTATACCAGCGGTTTCGGTAATACCTGTAAAATTAAATTCTGCATTTTGTGCAAGAGTAACGGTAGCAGGACCTAAATCATTTAATAGACCAAGTGCCCTATCCGTTCCGAAAGTTGCAACAGTTTCCGTAGAAAGTTCGCCAGATAGGAAAAACCCAGCTGGATGTACAAAACGTTTATAAAGTCGTTCCCATTGATTAAATGATATGCCCGAGCGAATTAGTACAGATAAGATCTGATACTTTTGTCCGTCTTGAATAAATCGAGCGTCTTCAATACCAATTTTAGATTGCTGAATGTCTTCGTTATTACCAGAAAACGTATATAGAATACTTTCTTTTGGATATACAATCTCAGGACTTACCCCAAAGAACGTCCTAAAGAATAACTGTCCTGAGTATTCGTTTCCTTTGTTCTGAATAAGAAAAGCAATTACCTTTCCAACAAAGCCGGGGTCTTGGAAGTATTCTGATCCTGCTCCATTACCATATTCGTAGAACAGTCGATCCATAAACTTTAAGTTAATTTCATCTAGATCTCTTAGAGCAAATAAGCCGCCACGAAGAAGATCTATTTCGTAAATACCTTGTTGGGCTTCATAGTATTCTTCTAAGAAAGTAACCAGGTTAGGATATAGGTCAAGAAAGTGTTCAGGTAAAATATTTCTCACCTGAGCGTGGGCTAGATTAACCTGCCTACGATTTTTTTCTAAAATGGTTCTACTTGTCATTATAGACTTACTCTATTAATTTGATAATCAATATTACCGCGTGCAGAGGTTTCTTCGTCATCTTTTAAAATAATGTAATTACGTAAAGGGCGAATTGTACCTTCCGCGGCAGGTTTTACTTTTAATTTAATATATGATAACCCAGAAACAATTTGCTCCGGATTAAAGTTTACAAGGTTAATCTTACCTGTTCCTGATTCGTAGTTACCTATGTTGTTAGCTAGCACTTCATTTGCCCCATTAACAATTTCTATTGTCTGTGTATTTAGGGCATTTCTAAACACGCAAATTTGGCCTTTGAAAATAAATCGAGAAGAAGTTAGAATATAATCAAGATCATCAGGAAGAGCAATTCCAACTGGGAAGCTAATAATATATTCTTTGGAAATATTTAGAACCGGCTCAAATCGTTGAATAAGAGTAGGAGTAACGGTGCTAGATAATACTGCAGGAGATACTGCATCAATAATTTGCAAAAGGTTCGATCTACGGAATTCTTTTTCAAATTTTCCTAAATTATTTACAAAATATTGACTTGTCGCACTTAGGATTCGATCTGAAGTCGACTGAATAGTTAATCCGGATAAGGTAGGGTTAAAATCGTATCGTATATCTAGTCCAAGATACGTGTAGGTAGGATCAACAAATATCGGACTAATAGACATAGTACCAAGAGGGGTAATCAGATTGGTAATAATATTATCTTCAGTAGCGGTAATAGTATTTTGGGGAGTATCATCAGGATGCTTAAGAGAGATATAAATTTTACCAAAGTTAACTGGTACGTTTTCTTCTCCGCCCCAAGCCGTCACGTCCTCAAGCGAAGGATAGTTAGTCTGGATAGAAATGTGATAATCTTCTGCTGTAACTAAACGTCGTTGGGTAGCGTATCCTAAAGGTGCATGAAACTTAATTTCTTCTGCACTTTCCTTTGGTGCACCACCGGTAGAATTAGAAGAAGTTGTAACGGTAAGAGGGAAGTTTTGACCTACTACATTTAAAGGTGTTTGCGGTGTAAATAATCGTGCACCATTCGCATCGCCATCTTTTGTTCTAAGGTATGTAATTTCTACTTTATTACCTGCTACTGGCGCTAGACCAATATTACCATTATCTGTAAACTGTAACTCATAGAATCCATTTGGAGCTTCTTGAAGTAAATAATATCGAGAAAGGTTTGTAATACGAATAGCGTCTTTTAAATTGTTATATGTAACGTATTCTGTAGTATTTTTATTTAAGAATACTTTTACAATGGCTGTAGTAGTATCAATGCTCTCATCGTTAATAACATAATGCCGAGCATCTGACGCGTCAGGAACAAGGAATGTTCTAGTAATCTCTATACCTTCATATAATTTAACTGCTGCAGAACCGTTTTCATCTATAAAAGAATAAGCCCCGGAGCCATTGTCTATTGCTGTATAAGAGTCTCGCGTTTGAAACGTATAGCTTATATTTTCGACAGTAGCTGTAAATCGGGTGCCAAGAGGGAGACTAATGGCGGTAGGTCTTTCTCCAATAAAAGAAGATAGATCAGCATTTACGTTAATTGTTGCTGTTGCAGTTGTTTTTGATCTAGGATAATATCCAAGCGAATGCGCGTGCGTAACAGCCGAACCCCGTAACTGAGCCGTTTCAAGGAATGATTCGTTAATCGCCATGTTTGCTGTAAGAGCATTAAAGTGTGTATTGTATGCAAGAACATCAAGGATATTAGACAGAGCAGCTCCTTCAAAATCATAATCCGCAAACTCCGAGGAAGCTGCAAAGTATGTTTTAAGTGTCTCTTTAAGGTTATTAAAATCAAGCTGTGTTGATTCGATATTAGTAGCCATTAGCGTATCCTTGTGATCGAGGTGTTGAGCGTTACAATCTCTGAAGTATTTACTACCTGAAAGGTAATTTCAACATCAAGATGATTCTCATTTGGATTTTCTGTTACTTGAATATTACGAATTCTTGCTCTTGGTTCAAAGCTTTCAATAGCAGCTCTTACCCTTTTCTCTACGTCAAGTGATACACCGTAGTCAAAGAGTTCGAATAGCATAGAACGAATGTCTGTGCCGAATAGAGGCTGGAAAGGCTTCTCACCGTAGTTAGTAAGAATAATTGTTTTAACACTTTGCTTTATTGCTGCAGCGTCTTTTTTCTTATAAACGTCTTTAATAGAATTAATAGTAAAGGCAAGATCTAAATCGGAGTGATCTATCCTTTGAGCCGCAGACACAGATCTAACCTGTGTATTACCTTCCTCAATCGAGAATGCTCTGGTAGCCATGTGTTCTATCCCTTCCTAAAGAAGTCTTCTTATTATACCGAAGATTCACTGGTTTGTAAATCCCCTATTACGTCTATTTATGATATTTTTTACGGTTAAATGTCAAGTAATGCTAGATTACCTGATATAACAGCCCCATTAAATCGGGTCTCCGTTTCTCGATTAAATCGAATATTTTTATTTTGACCCGATGTCATATCTGGGGTTATTACCCATACTCGAGTATCTAAAGATTGACTGTCGAACGTGTTATAGTCCATAATAATCTTTTCATAAAAAGGATACGTAAGTAAATATTGAGCTAGAATAAATACCATTTGGGATGATGTATTACCTTTGTAGCTTCTTACGTTATATGCAGTAGCTCGACCTTGTGCACGTAGATCTGCAATGGAACCAACGGTTCGAGTCTCGGTGCTTGCATATCGATATACACCTGCTTGTGCTTCAATACGATATTGCTGGAATTCTTTCCTTGATCTAGCAGCTTTTAAAATCTCTGCCTGTAAATAAAGATTCATAATAACTTTTTTCTTATCTTCTTCTGGAAGATGCGCAATTGTGGTAGAAGAATTTTTAGCACCAATAAACGTACCTACTGTAATATCAGAGGTTAGGTTATATGCACCGTCAATTGAGTTTTGTTCTTGTCCTGGCCAATAGCTTGCATCTGGAACAAATAAAGGTAATGATACGCCTGACGTAGTAAATGTCTTAGAAGGATTAGCGCCTTGACCTAAAGAAGTAGATCCGGTCATAGGTTTTGATCCTGCTAAATCTTTAATAGCGGGCGGAGCAGTATTTAAATACTTTTCAGAAATAAGTCTTTCTGCAATAAGCTGCCCCATTAATTTACTATTAGAACGATTCGAAGGTTCGTCCATCATGTCTTTAACACGACCTGTGGAAAGTGGTGCGAGTGCCATTATGATGCTCCTTCTTCGTATCCGTATGCAACCGATTTATCCAAAGAAGAACGAATATAATTACCTGGATCTACCTGAACTTCTCGTATACCATTTGTAGCGGTTTTCTGTCTTGCTGCAATAACCTCGGCCGAAGGTAGGGCGGTTGATTTCGTATCAACTGCTGTATCATCTACAGGATATTCTGGATCAGTACCAACACTTGGAGTATAAGTAGAAGGCGCTGCGGTTCCGTCGGGGTAAGACTGATGTAATGATGTACCTGCTTGAGTAGCAGTTGCAGCGTTTCCTTCAAGATCTCCATAAACAACGTTCGTAGTGATAGTTTCACTTTGAAGGGTTTTCCCTACGTATGAATTGTAAGAGTAAGATATAATGTTCTCTCCTCCGATTGTTCCAGTGTTTCCTACTACTTCTAATTGTGGTCCTGTAATAGAAACAATAGGCGCACTTGTCATAAAACGCTCTGCAGATGTTTGGGATAGTGCATTACTTACGTATAATGATTCTGAACCTTCAATACGAGTAACTCTATTACCCTTTACACTTTCTGTTAATCCGCCAAGAGATAAATGTGATACCGGACCAAGGTTAACCATAGAAGTATCTCCGGTTACGCGCGATCGCACGCTTCCTGCTATAGTGCTATACTTAGATCCGTCGGAAGTTTCTACAAGAGTTCCTCCCGCAGCAGTAATATAACTACCGCCAGACCTGTTGCTAATATCTCCGCCTGCGCTAGTGGTAATCGCCCCGTCT